TAATTGCTTCTGCAATTGAAAAAGTAGGTCTAGAAGGTGTTGTTCATATTGAAGAATCTAAAACTGGAGATACTTATCTTGAAACAGTTGAAGGAATGCAATTTGATAGAGGTTATAAATCCCCTTACTTTGTTACAGATAATAACTCAATGTCATCTGTACTAGAAAACCCAGCTATCTTAATCTTAGATACTAGATTAAATACAGTAAAAGAATTACTTCCAATCTTAGAAGCTGTTTCAGCTCAAGGTAAATCATTATTAATTATTGCTGAAGATATTGACAATGAAGCTCTTGCTACACTTATTGTTAATAAAATGAGAGGTACAATTAATGTTTGTGCTGTTAAAGCCCCAGATTTTGGAGATCGTAGAAAACTTATCTTAGAAGATATTGCTATCACAACAGGTGGTCAAGTATTTTCTAAAGAAAAAGGGATGAAACTTGACCGTTTTGATTGGGGTTGGTTTGGTTCAGCTAGAAAAGCTACAATTACTAAAGATCAAACAACTATTGTTGATGGTAAAGGTGATGTTGAAAGAATTACTTCAAGAATTGAAGAATTACAAAGCCAATTAGAAAAATCAACAACTCCTTACGAAACAGAACAATTACAAAATAGACTTGCTAAATTTGTAGGTGGAGTTGCAATTATTCATGTTGGTGGTAACACTGAAACTGAAATGTTGGAGAAAAAAGATAGAGTTGATGATGCTTTACATGCTACAAAAGCTGCTATCGCAGAAGGAATTTTACCAGGTGGAGGTGTTGCTTTATTAGTTGCTTCTCAAGGTCTAGATCTTAGTAAAAAAGGTCACAGTATTGTAGCTAAAGCTTGTTCAAAACCATTTGAACAGATTTTAATTAATGCTGGTTACGATATTGCTCAAACTGCAATTTTAGGAAAATATAAAGTATTAGAATCAGGTAATAATTGGAATGGTGTTGATGTAGAATCAGGAGAAATTGTTAACTTTAAAGAAAGAGGTATTATTGACCCAACTAAAGTAACAAGATTAGCTTTAGAAAATGCTGCTTCAATTGCTGGAACTATTTTATTAACTGAATGTACTATTACTCAAGATAAAAGTGCTGAAGAAAGAATGAGAATGCTTCAATCAAATGCTTCTCAAGGTGCTGGAATGGATTATTAATCAAATTTAAATTAAAAATGGAAAAACAACAATTATTCGAACAAATTGAAGGGTTATATACCCAATTTCAAGATGAACATGCAGGTACTACAAAAGCATCAGCTCAACGTGCTAGAAAAGCATTAAGTGGTATCAAAAAATTAATCTCAGCATATAACAAAGCTTCGGTTACTGAGAGCAAGAAGTAAAAATATGTGGGGAGGCTTGTCCTCCCCACTTAATTTTCGTACATTTATACTATGAAAAAAGAAGATACACAAATTATAGAACATAACATTCTAATCGCTCGTCGTGTTCCACCTGGTGATAAGTGGCGTTTAATTGCTAATGAACCTGATGGTCCAGTACATAAGACATTAACTGATACGTTAGAAGCTTATATGACTAAAACAGGATTTAGAGGTGAATATAGATTAGCACCTTTAAAAGGTGAGTTATTTGCTATTTCATCTGAAGAGAAAGAAATAGAAAAACCAAAAGAACAGAAATTTTCAATTTACGGAGAATACTAAATGAAAGAACATAGTTTATTAGTAGAAAAATATCGCCCTGATAATTTAGAAGGTTATGTAGGTAATGAGAATATCAAAAAAGTTATAGCACAATACTTAACACAAAATGATATTCAAAACCTTATATTCTACGGTCCCGCAGGTACAGGTAAAACCACATTAGCTAAAATTATAATCAATAATTTAGACTGCGACCACCTTTATATCAATGCCTCAGATGAAAGAGGTATTGAAACTATTAGAGAAAAAGTAACTGGCTTTGCAAGTGTAGCTTCATTTAAACCTTTAAAGGTTGTTATTTTAGATGAAGCAGATTTTTTGACAATTCAGGCACAAGCATCTTTACGTAATATTATTGAAACGTTTTCACGTACTACTCGTTTTATCATGACTTGTAATTTTGTTGAGCGTATTATTGATCCATTACAATCAAGATGTCAGGTTCTTAAAATAGTTCCACCTACTAAAAGTGATGTTGCTAAACATTTAGCTGGTATTTTAGCATTAGAAAGTATAAAATATACTGTAGAAGATCTTAAAATTATAGTAAACCAATACTATCCAGACTTACGTAAATGTATTAATACTTTGCAGTTATCTACGGTAGATAATACAATTGAATTAGATTCTAATATACTTGTATCATCAAATTATATTGGTAAGGTACTCGCAGAGTTACAAACACCTAAACCCTCATTTAAAAATATTCGTCAAATCATTGCTGATTCGAATACTGATGATTTTGAGGAAATGTATAGAGCATTATACGAAGAATCAAGTAACTATATGCCTGGTAAAGAGGGTACAGTAGCTATTCTTATAAATGATCATCAATACAAAGCAAATTTTAGAATAGATAAAGAAATTTGTCTAATGTCATTAATTCAAAATTTAATAAATAATAAATAAAAAATGGAAAAACCACAACAACCACAGCTTAACATTGATTTAAAATCAACTACAGGTATTAAAAACTCAGAAGGAAGTAGCTTATTTCAATCAGGAGTAATTCTTAGAAAAATCTCTAAATTTATTGCAGGAACAGAAAATGATGCTATCATGCCTATTCCAGTATTTTTCGATCCTACAAATAATAAAATTTTAGGAGAAGGTTTACCACCTGAATTAAGAGAAGAATTAGCTGACGAATTGTGCTAATGAAAAATGTCTTTGATTGGTTAAAGGAAATCAATACTACCAAATCTGACCCCAATTCCTTCACTGAGAAGGATTGGGAGGTTTGGAACAGTTATATGGTACACCGTTTTCTAAGTCAAAACGAAGACTTTTTAGAATTAGTAAACGAGGTTCAAAAATTACCACCTCAAAACAAAAAAGAAATTTATTCAATTTACAGAGAATTTATTCCTAAAAATAATAAATGGAGTAAATATATTAAATCTTCTATTAAACAACGTAATACTGATTTGATTAACCATTTAAAAGAATATTGGATGTGTTCAAGTAAAGAGGTAAAAGAATATTTAGAATTTTTGGGGAATGACGAAGTTCTTCGTATATTGACCCAAAGAGGTATTGATAAAAAAGAAATTAAAGCACTATTAAAATGAGACAAATATTATTAAACGCAGTACGTAGTCATGCTCGAGGGCATATTGATAAACATGTAGCAAATATCGAGGTTTATTTAAATAATCCTACAGGAATTGGTGAACATTCAGATATTGTAGATGCAATTGAAATTGAATTAAAAGCAATTGCTGAGTATCAGGACCAAATTGATGTTCTAGACAAATATTTTTCTAACACAACCAATCAAATTAATGGGTAATTCAGCTACAAAATACGAAGAAATTATGAGTGATAGAGAAATTATGAATTCAAAATTCCCCCAAGATCGTAGTATCAAGGATTTTGAAAAAACTTACCCTGAATTAGCACAGGCATTTAGAGAAATTCAAATGGAACAATATACTTTATTTGCATCCAAAATGATGGATTATGGTTTAGGTAATATTGCTTTAGGTTCTGATTTGACTGAACAAGAAGATGTTGATTTTTCAATGATGGGGATTTGGTTACGTTGCAATGACAAAATCAACCGTTTAAAAAATCTCCTAAAACGAAAAGGAGATGCCTATGTAAAAAGTGAACCTATGATTGATAGTTTTATAGATATATCAAATTATGGTATTATAGCACAATTAGTCCTTAGAGGACAATGGAAATAAAATAGTTTTGGCAAAAAAATTACCTAAAATAGTAAGAGAAATACAAAATAATCCTCCAACTGAGGTAAATTTTGCTTATCAAAAGAATATTTCATACTCACAGATGTCTATTTATAGAAACTGTGCTCACAGATGGAAACTTCAGTATAAGGATAAAATAAAACGTTTTACATCGTCAATTCATACAGTATTTGGGACTGCCATACATGAATCAATCCAATCTTATTTGGATACCATGTATAACACTTCCACTACTGTAGCTGATCAAATTAATATGGAAGATACATTCCAGGCTAATTTCATCAATGAATATCAAAAACAATATAAGGCAAATAATGGTTCCCACTTCTCATCAGCTGAAGAAATGAGAGAATTCTATGAAGATGGAGTTGCAATCCTTAATTGGCTTAAAAAACGAAAAGCTAGATACTTTTCAAAACGTGGTTGGTCTTTAGTTGGTTGTGAGATACCTATTGTACTTGCACCAAATAAAATGTATAACAATGTACTATACATGGGATTCTTGGATGTTGTAATGTACCATGAACCTACAAATAAATTCCGTATAATCGATATCAAAACCAGTACTCGTGGTTGGGGAGATAAAGATAAAAAGAATGAAGATAAACAATTTCAAATATTACTATATAAAACTTTCTTTTCAACTCAATATAATGTTCCTTTAGATGATATCGAAGTTGAATTTTTTATTGTTAAGAGAAAAGTAATGGATATGGATGATGAAAAGTTAATGTCACCCCACCAAGCATATAGAGTTCAAACATTTTCACCACCAAGTGGCAAAATTAAAATTGGTAGAGCTAAAAGTGCTATTGATGATTTTATAAGAGATTGTTTTAATACAAACGGAGATATTAAGGAAGCTGAATATCCTAAATCCGTAAGTAAATTTAATTGTATGTATTGTCCTTATAAAGAAGATAAAGAAAATTGTGGTGAAGGTATAATTTACTAAACTACTTATATATGTATAGACATAACATATAAACTAATAAAGATTATGAGCACAAAAACTATGACACTAACTAGTGTAAAAATCCAAAGTGATTTATTTGAAAATTTTAAAATTGAATGTGTAAAACGAAAGTTTTCTTTTCAAAAACTTGCCGATCGGGCTATTTATTTGTATCTTACAGATGAGAATTTCCGTAAACAAGTTACAAATCAAACTAATACTGAACTATAAATTAAAAATTAATGAATCAAAGTTTTGAATCTCTTCCTAGAGAAAAAAGAAAAAAAATCCTACTAATATGTGATGATATTAGAGTACATTCGGGGGTTGCTACTGTAGCTAAAGAGATCGTACTTCACACTGCTCATCACTTTAATTGGGTTAACATTGCAGGAGCCATTTCCCACCCAGAAAAAGGTAAAAAAATAGATATTAGTCAAGCAGCTAATCAAGAAATGGGTATAGAAGATTCTTCTGTGTTTTTATATTGTGTAGATGGATATGGTTCAGTACAGGATGTACAAAACATTTTAGCAATGGAAAAACCAGATGCCGTAATGTTAATTACAGATCCAAGATACTTCCAACATATCTTTAATATGGAAGATCAAATCCGTAAAGTATGTCCTATTACTTATTTAAATATTTGGGATGATTATCCAGCTCCAAGGTATAACCAACCTTATTATGAAGCTTGTGATTTATTGATGGGGATATCAAAACAAACAGTTAATATTAATAAATTAGTATTAGCAGATGTTAATAATGATAAAAGAGTATTTAGATATGTTCCTCATGGTTTAGACCATACTCATTTTTTCCCAATTAATGAAGAACATGAACAATACAAAGAATATTTAGACTATCGAAATAAAACCTTATTCAAAGGGGATGAAGTAAATTTTGCATTATTCTTTAATTCAAGAAACATTCGTAGAAAACAAATTCCGGATGCAATGATGGCTTTTAGATCATTTTTAGATTCATTACCATATGAAGAAGCATTAAAATGTAGATTTATATTACATACTGAACTTATTTCAGATCATGGAACAGATTTAACTAAAGTTAAAGAATATTTATTTGATGAAAGTTATAGTAAATGTATTATATTTTCACAAAATAAACTTGAAAGAAAAACATTAAATTTCCTTTATAATATAGCTGATGCTCAAATCTTACTTACTTCAAATGAAGGGTGGGGATTAACAATTACTGAAGCTATTTTAGCAGGTACTCCAATTATTGCTAATGTAACTGGTGGTATGCAAGACCAAATGAGATTTGAAGATGAAAATGGTGAGTGGTTTACTCCAACACCCGAAATTCCATCTAATCACAGAGGTACATTTAGAAAACATGGTGAATGGGTATTCCCAGTTTATCCAACTTCAAGATCAATTCAGGGTTCACCTCCAACTCCTTATATCTATGATGACAGATGTAGT